ACCGTCCTGCATGGTGACTACCACCCACACTTTCGTAGGCTTCAGACCATTAGTCTCTGCATCTAAAAAGATGGGACTAGAGTCCATTTGCTTCCTCCTGTGGTTTTGTTGTTTCCATCATCCTGCCAGTGACCTTATCGTACTTCAGCCAGCAGCAGGCACCCGTGAGTCCAGCGTAGCGATTCTTCAGGACACGCACTGTGGTTGTGTTGCGTCTCTCCTCGTTATCGTTCTGCTGATCTCTCTCCAAGCCAATCACCATGTCGGACAACTGTGCAATGGACTGAGAGCCTCGTAGCTCACTCAGGCTGATCTGCCCACCGTCCTCGTGTGCCTTGCCCTGTGTGCGCTTCAGGTGAGACACGAGGAACAGACCAATGCCTAGCTCCTGCACCAGTGACCGTAGCTTGGTCATAATAGCGTCGATGGCTTTGCGCTCGTCACCATTCTCCTGCGCTGATACGACAATGGATAGGTGGTCTAGAATGATCCACTTGCAATCTAACGCTTTTGCCATGTAGCGAACGCGAGCCAACAGATTGTCTTCGCTTGTGCTGCCCCAATGGTCAAACAGGTAGTACCGCCCAGTGCCCATAGTCTGCTCCCAGAAAGGGAATGCAGCGTCAGGGTCTAGATCCTCCTCCAGATGCAGGGGACAGTCTGCCGCTATCGACATAATGCCAAGGGCAGTACGTGCTACGTCCTCCTCCAACGCTAGGATGCCTATGTTGTCCTCAGTAGCGTTCAGCAAGTAATACTCTAGCTCGCGCACCATCTGTGATTTGCCCATACCTGAGCCTGACGTGATCGTCACTAGCTCGTAGGGTCTAAATCCTTTGGTGTGGCTGTTGAGTCCCTGCCACGGATATGCTATACTCTGCACTTTGATCTTGCTGGTGAGAGCTTCCCATGTGTCCTTGCCGCTGATGATGCCGTCAGGCTGATAGACCTTGGCGTCCCACCATGAACTGGTGAAGTCCTTGATCTTGTTAGCCTGTAGCATGTCACTAGCGTCCTTCATAGGCAGCTTGACGATCTTCAGCTTGTTAGGGCTGAATAAGTCCTTGACATCCTCTACGGCTTGCTTACCGGCCTTATCGTTGTCGAAACACACCACGATGTTGTCGTAGCCCTCTAGCCATTCTAGCTGCTCTTTGATTTCCTTAGCAGCCGCAGATGCACCAGAGCGCAACGACACGACATCATAGGTATTGCCCACCATCTCAGACACAGACAGGCAGTCCAGTTCACCCTCAGTGATCGTCAGGTACTTACCGCGCCCACTGCACACCTGCTGACCGAACAGGCCGACACCCTCAGTGCTACCAGTGACAAAGAAGTCTTTGTTCTTCACTAGGCGTACCTTGGTGCCCTTGACATCGTCGGTATCACAGGCGTAGTATGGGTAGATGTGCTTGGATATTTTACCCTGAGAGTCATACTCAACTGTCACACCGTACTTCTTACAAGTGTTCTGGCTGATACGTCTATCAGGAATATCTGCAATGACTCCTGTCAACTCTAGCTTCCTCCGCAGTGGTGTAGGTTCTACCGTGGTTTTGCCGTTGGGCTTGCCTACAGCGTGACAGGAGAAACAATAGCTCCCACCGTCGCTGTAGACAGCCTTGGCGTCAGAGGAGCCGCACTGATCGCACGACTCGTGACCCACGAACTTAGAGTGCTGCGTCAACACCAGCCGCACCCATCTCTAACACACGAATACCATCCATGTACACAGGCACACCGTACACGGGATGCTCGTCACCGTACTTGTACGAGATACGCACCGTGGAGCCTGCTGGGATGTCGCCACCAAACGTCTCACCTTCTGCGTCTATCACACGCACTGGGTACTTACTGGCGAACTTTCGTTGCATGATAGCCTCAGAGCCTTCTCCGTAGGACTTCAAGCGAACACCCTTGCTGGACAGTTCGTTGCTTGTGTCATCGTTCAGTGTCAGAGTCACAGTATATCGTCCAGTGTCTTTACCTTCGTACACCTCAGTCTCTTTCACGTGGATGAATTGTGCTTTACCTTCAATTACCGCCATTTATCGTTCTCCTATAGTTAGCGATTGAACAGTTAGTTGTAATGAATTTATCGTTCATTACCATAGTAGTATACCATACTTTTCCTATAATGCAAGCTCCTCTTGTATAAAATATTCACTATTGAAGTCATCAGCCTCGTCTGGTCGATATAGTGCATCATTGCTGTATTGTGCGCAAGTGCTGCACAAGTCGAGGAATTCCCCAGTGATCTTGTCTTTCCTAGATAGCTCGTGATTCTCTAGAATGATATTACATGCCTTGCAACGCATTAGTGTAGTTCCTCTCGTGAAAATAAGTCGTTATGTATTGCCTGCACTTCAGACAGTGGGCGGTTCTCTAGGTCTCGTGTCATGTGATCCGCTGCCATTGCCAGCAATTCCTGCACACTGCACACGTTTAGCTTGTAGTCCACCAGATCGCGTATCATGCGGTCTATGGGATCTAGTTCGTTAGGGTCTGTAACGTCTACATCGTAGCTATATGAATCGCTCATGCTACTAATCTCCTAATATGGTTGGATCTTAAAAATTCCATTTGCTCTCCTATTTCTATAATATCAGAATATGTAATATCACACCAAGAACAGTTTATAAGTTCCACAGTCATTCCTTGTTCTTCAAAGAGCTCACTATTGCTAGAGAAAAACATAACGCCACCGTCACCGTCTGTGTACAAGCAGCTAACACGGGTATAAGCATATCCTTCTGTTTTGTCTTCTATGTCTAATTCTTGCCATGTTATATCACGGCTGTAATACCTATAGTCCGGTTCCCAAGTTCTAATCCATCTGTAGTATTCGTTAATATCCTTAAAATTATGATCGCTTATTTTGTTTAGTATTTCTTCTTCTGTTAATTCTTTTCTACTCACGCTGCTATCTCCTGTTGGTTAAAAAAGTGTCTGCTGGCGTTAGTCCAGCGCATGTCGATTGTATCAGCTTTGCTGGCGTAGTACAAGCGATAAGCTGCTATAGAACAATCGCGCTTGTATTCGTCGGGCATACACTGAGGCGGTTGTGTGAATTCAGTATCAGGCACGCCCCACGGTGGCTGTTTTAGCAGTTCTCCACACTTTACCCATGACAGGTGTACCCTACCGTAACGTCGCGTATACTCCTCTGATAGTGCCTTAAAATGCTTATACAACCAGCGGTAGTTCGCCATGCTTGATCTAGCCCATATAGTGCTGGGGTGATTCTTGTGTGTCGGTCTATAAGCCATAGCATGGAACCCGTGTTCATGGTGAGCCGTAGAGAGCATTTGTGCGCTCTCTAGGATCATTTTTACCACGTGCTTATCACACTGCTGTTGTGCTGCCCTTGTTGGGCACTTGTCCAGATAAAATATATTCATGCCTCGAATGCCCCTGTTATGTCTGTGTCTATCAAGTCTCTCAGTTCTTGTTCTGCTGTGTCAAGTATGTCGTGTGCGTATTGTTTCGCCCCGCCCACTGACCCTGCAGACACGACCATCTCTACAGTGACCACATACTCCACCGGCTCGCTATCGTCCTCTGGCTCGTGCAGCGCCTCGATTGCTCTCGTGTCACTGGTGGCGCGTAGCGAGTCCATGTGATCCGCTACACTCCTGCCACCAATGCTCATACCTAATTGCTCGAATAAATCCATAGTCTATTGCTCCTCTTCTTCGTTGTCTTCGTCTTCAATCCAAAAGTTAACACTGCCCAATCTGGTGCCGTACATGTCCACATTGTGCACACTGGCGTTGTGGTTCACTGGGCACTTATCTAGCCACTGCCAGAATTCGTCGCTGTATAAATCCATCGTCTCACGCTCCTGTTGTTATGCGTTGTTGATATTCTCTATCAGTTCTTCGACCTCGTCAATATGGTTTTGCAGTATTTGCCATTCTAATTCGTCTCGCGCTTCCGTCGAATCCGTCACCAGACTCTTCTTGATCTTTTCTAGTTCGCCTACAATCTGGTGCAGGCATATGCCATCTGGTGCGCTCATGTCTCATGCTCCAATTGTTTTAATCACTTTCATTCTCTGAGCTAACACCCATGTGCCACCCTGAGATTCTGGTCGATTGTACTCCTCGAAATTCTCAACGTCAACCATTGCCCACACTCTTTTGCTACCTTTCGGCTCCAGTTTCAAGTGTGGCGCGTTGGGCGTTAATGTACAGTGCCACCCTTGACGCTGGGCAAACCCTCGCGTTGGGTGGTTCTCTGCCTCTAGCCATTCACCCACAGGCACTCTCTGGCTTGCGTTGATGAACAGCGGCCCTAGTGTGCCGTCTTTGCGCTGCCGTAGTAGTTTATACGCTATCATGTCTCATGCTCCTATTATTAATCCAATTGTAAAACCCCATATCCACCACAGGCATCCTTTCCAGAATGGTAGATCCTGCGCTGTCTCTAGTTCTTCGCTAGTATGCTCCTGTTCGTCTTTCATGTCTACTGGCCTCCTATTTGCTCAACTCAATTATAAACATATAGACCAGCCCTAGCCACATAAGCAGCGCAGGCATTGCCATAGCTGATCCCGACAGTATACCGTCGATGATCTGATTGCGTCTCCTGCGCTGTCGTTTCTGTTGTGCTGTCCTCATGTCTACACGTCTCCCACTAGTCTGTGCAGTTCTTCCTGTGGCACTTGTTCCACTGGTGACGTGACACCTGTCAACCACTTGTTGATGTGTTTGCTGGTAGTCACTGACCACTTTTTCTCAGTGCGAATGTATCTACCAGAGGGCAGTAGTGCAGCCACTGGTGTCTCATAGCTGAAGAATACCACAGCGCCACAGGGCAAGCTGAGTTCAGTTTGGTTTGATCCGTATTGTCGTAATTTCATTTGTCGTTCCTCTTCTGTTGTTTTCCGTAGTGTAATCACTGGAGCCTGCTATTGTCAACAACAACAAGCTCCCATGATGCACTAGTCTATGTTCGGTAATTTAGCCCATCCTTTTTCTTCTATAAATTCTGCAATCTGTGGCTTGCTCAGTTCTTGCGGCAGCGTTATTTTCATGCCGTTGTCAAGAGATACCAACCAGAACTTGCCAGTTGATAGACCGCGCGTGTAAAAGTTTACGTAGTCACCTTCGCGCTTAGTTACTCTTATTGTCATCTTGTCGTCTCCTTTCGTTTTACGTAGTGTAATCACTGGAGCCTACTGGTGTCAATAGGCTCCCATGATGCACTAGATTCCTCGTTTCTGCATTTCCTGTTCAATCTCGTGTGCCAATATAGCCAGGGATGAATCGCTCACTTCGTCCAAAGCATTCAGCGTGTCCATCGTCACTTCCCCCTGATTGATAGCCCAAAGACTAACAGCGCGCTTGGCTTTCTTGGTTGTCATTTCGTCTACTAGTGTGTCCAGTTTAATTTTAGTAATTAACATTGTCGTTCTCCTGTTGTTTTACGTAGTGTAATCACTGGAGCCTACTGGTGTCAATAGGCTCGCATGGTGCACTAGGTCTAAAACTCTATGTGCAGAGGCTCAAGCTGTTTTGCGCTCTCGTCTCGTTGTTGTTTTACTTTGGTTAGCTCTCGCGCAATACCTAGTAGGAAATCCGCGTTAGTCCAGCCGCCTCGCTGCAAGCGCCACTTTAGCCCAAATCGTGTCTCGAAAGGTATCACACTCCTATCATTGAATAGCCTCAGCATATGTTCTTCGCTTTGCTTGTCTCCTGCTATGGCGTCTCGTGCTATGTCGAAGAATACTCCTGTTTGCTGCTGTTCCATTTTGTCGTCTCCTGTCTGTGTTGTTGTTGGCGTTTATTATATGGGTATCTGTAAATCCGTCAAGCACATTTGTTCCTATCGAATTCCAGGATCTGATAGGTAGAATCAATTAGACTTGTGTGTCTGTGGTGTGCTGGGGTGTGCTAAAGGCTCCCACTCTGGCCCACACTTGTCCACTTTTGTCAACTCTTTTTTTCTCTTGACATCTCGTGTCAACTATGGTTGCGCCCTAGGCTACGCCTCATGCAATAATCGTGCCAACTATTGTACCTCATGCAAGACTCATGCCAACTCTTGTATGCAATAACCATGCCAACTCTTGTGTAATCTTTTGTTGACATGAGGGCTGGGGTATGCTAGAGGGGACGGGGGAGGGGCTGGCGTCTGTTGTAAATCTATAGTAGGCACTCCTGTACATAAAAAGTAAAACTAGAAAAAACTAGGAAAAGCAAGTGTTTACTAACATACCTAACCTCTTGAATACTAAAGAAAACTTCCGCACTATAAATTAATACAAGAAAGGACTTGACAAACACATAAAAATATGCTATAATGTTACTGTATTCTTTAGAAAAGCTAGAAGGTAAAATACACATATGGATATTGATAATGAGCCACCTAAGCGTAAACGAGGGAGGCCTAGGAAAACAGATGTAGTCTCTAAATCTAAAGGATCTAGAGGTGTCAGGGGTAGACCTAAAGGTGACGCAAGTATTATCAATGAGTACAAAGCACGTATGTTGGCTTCACCCAAGTCACGTAAGGTGTTGGATGCTATCTTCGATGCTGCTCTAGATGACGAACATAAGAATCAAGCGGCTGCATGGAAACTAGTGATGGATCGCATGTTACCTCTAAGTTACTTTGAGAAGGATAGTGCTGGTGGTAGATCTGCGGTGTCTATAACCATCTCTGGTATAGGTGCGGGGTCTGTAGAAACTGATGTTACTAAAGAACCTATAGAAGGCGAATATACGGATGTTTAGATACTTCGACAGGGAAGAGTTTGTGTGTCAAGCCACAGGCGAGAATGAGATTGAAGATGAACTGATCCATGCCCTAGATGAACTTAGAGAGCACTGTGGTTTTCCTTTTGTTATCACAAGTGGCTATAGATCACCTGACCATCCTATTGAACTAGGTAAACAAAAACCGGGTACACATGCACAAGGCATAGCAGCGGACATAGCTGTGTCCTCTGGTTTACAAAGGTACACTATAGTAAAGAATGCTGTTAAGTTAGGCTTTACTGGTATTGGTGTTGCTGGAGGTTTTGTGCATGTAGACATTAGAGCTACTGATACACCTGTAATGTGGACGTATAGTTAGTGAACACTAACAGAGAATACCTAAAGACTTTAGCACAACAAGAGGATCTAAACTGGGACGGAGATCCTGAGTTAGACGTTGAGTATGAGTGTGAAGAAGAAAAAGACTTGGATGAGTTAGTAGTTAAGTATTTCTATGACTGATCTTAACATACAGCTACTGGATTGGCAGCAACAAGTATGGGAAGACCCTACTAGATTTAAGATTGTAGCTGCTGGTAGACGTACAGGTAAGTCCAGACTAGCAGCATGGATGTTGATTGTTAATGCTCTACAGGCAGACAAAGGGCATGTGTTCTATGTAGCTCCAACACAGGGACAGGCCAGAGACATTATGTGGCAAACACTATTGGAGTTGGCGCACCCTGTTGTATCTAACGCACACATAAACAACCTACAGATTAAGTTAGTCAATGGCGCTACTATATCACTAAAGGGTGCCGACAGACCAGAGACTATGCGTGGTGTGTCACTAAAGTTCCTAGTGATGGACGAGTACGCTGACATGAAACCAGAAGTCTTTGAGCAGATCCTTAGACCTGCCTTGGCTGACCAAAAAGGTGCTGCACTGTTCATTGGTACACCTATGGGGCGTAATCACTTCTACGACCTGTACAAGTACGCAGAGCTAGAGGACGATGAGTCCTATACTGCATGGCACTTTACAAGTTATGACAATGAGTTGTTAGACCCAGACGAGATTGACCTAGCTAAGAAGTCTATGTCATCCTACGCATTCCGTCAAGAGTTTATGGCATCTTTTGAAGCTAGAGGCTCAGAGATGTTTAAGGAGGATTGGGTTAAGTTTGGTGAAACTCCAGAGATAGGTGACTACTACATAAGCATTGACTTAGCTGGCTTTGAGGACGTAAGTAAGAAGAGAACTAAAAACTCTAAGCTGGATGAATCAGCTATTGCTGTTGTTAAAGTAAATGAGAATGGCTGGCACCTAGAGAACATCATATACGGTAGGTGGGACTTAGCGGAGACAGCTAGGAAGATCTTTGAGGCTGTTAGAGACTACAGGCCCATTAGTGTAGGCATAGAGCGTGGTATATCCAAGCAAGCTGTTATGTCTCCCCTAATGGACTTGATGAAGCAGCGTGGTAGATTCTTTGTTGTAGAAGAGCTAACACACGGCAACAGAAAGAAAACAGACAGAATTATGTGGGCCTTACAGGGTAGATTTGAAAATGGTCAGATTACTCTAGGGCAAGGTGAGTGGAATAGTAGATTCATGGATCAGTTATTCCAGTTCCCTGACCCGTTAACACATGATGACCTTGTGGATGCCTTTGCGTACACAGACCAACTAGCTAAAGTAGCTTACAGTTATGACTTTGAGATTGATGATCTTGAGGTTTTAGACGCAGTAACAGGATATTAACATGCCCAAGAAAGGATTATACAGTAACATTCATGCTAAACGTAAGCGTATTAAGTCCGGTAGCGGTGAAACGATGCGTAAAGCCGGTAGTAAAGGCGCTCCTACCGCTAAATCGTTCAAGCAAGCAGCCAAAACAGCCCGAAATAGAAAATTACGAAGGGGCCGGTAATGGATTACGGTGACAATGACGTTCTGTCGAGCGACGAACACCTAGAAAACTGGGTAATGGCTAAGTGTGACTCGTGGAGAGATCACTATGAGTCCAATTATGCAGAAAGATTTGAAGAATTCTACCGTTTATGGCGTGGAATCTGGGCCGCAGAGGACATGGAGCGCAAAAGTGAGCGTTCACGTATCATTTCACCTGCATTACAGCAGGCTGTAGAGTCCAGTGTAGCTGAGATTGAGGAAGCAACCTTCGGTCGTGGTAAGTATTTTGATATTACCGACGATCTTGGGGACGCAGAAGCACAAGACGTTGTATATCTACGTAATAAGCTGCATGAAGACTTTGAGAAGACTCAGATACGCAAGCAAGTAGGTGAATGTCTAATCAACAGTGCTGTATTTGGTACTGGTGTAGCTGAAGTAGTGCTAGAGGAAGTCAAAGAGATGGCTCCTGCTACACAGCCTATTATGGACGGACAGCTACAGGCAGTAGGTGTTAACGTCACAGACCGTACAGTAGTTAAGCTACGCCCTGTACTACCGCAGAACTTCCTGATTGACCCAGTAGCTACATCTATTGCAGACGCTATAGGCGTTGCTGTGGATGAGTTTGTGCCACGACACAAGGTACAACAACTACAGGAAGAAGGTGTCTACAGGAGCGTGTACGTAGGTCAGGCGTCTAGTGACTACGACCTAGAGCCAGACCAAGACCTTACAAGCTACGACGAGGACAAAGTACGCCTAACAAAGTACTACGGACTTGTGCCTCGTTACTTGCTAGAGGTAGGCGAAAAAGAAGCAATGCTTGATGACGATGAAGACATTGCTGATATTGAAGTAGAGGAAACAGAGTCAGATGAAGATGCCAGCTATTACGTCGAAGCTATTGTGGTTGTGGCTAATGGAGGCATCCTACTAAAAGCAGAAGCTAACCCATACATGATGCAGGATCGTCCTGTAGTAGCCTTTCCTTGGGATGTAGTTCCCGGTAGGTTCTGGGGACGTGGTGTGTGTGAGAAGGGCTACAACAGCCAGAAAGCACTTGACACAGAGCTTCGGGCACGTATTGATGCCCTAGCACTGACTGTGCATCCAATGATGGCTATGGACGCTACACGGCTCCCTAGAGGCTCTAGGCCAGAAGTACGTCCCGGTAAGATATTGTTAACTAATGGCGACCCTAAGTCTGTTATAAACCCATTCAACTTTGGTCAAGTTAGTCAGATTACATTTGCACAGGCAGCGGAACTACAGAAGATGGTTCAGATGTCTACAGGTGCTATTGACTCTGCTGGTATTCCCGGTAGTATAAACGGTGACGCTACGGCTGCTGGTATCAGTATGTCGCTAGGTGCAATCATCAAGCGTCACAAGCGCACCTTGATTAACTTCCAACAGTCCTTCTTGATTCCTTTTGTTAAGATGGCTGCTTGTCGTTACATGCAGTTTGACCCAGAGAACTATCCTGTCAAGGACTACAAGTTTAACACTACGTCTACTCTAGGCATCATTGCTCGTGAGTACGAAGTGACACAGCTTGTACAACTACTACAGACAATGTCTCAAGAGTCTCCACTGTACAACACGTTGATTCAGTCAATCATTGACAACATGAACCTGTCTAACCGTGAAGAACTGATGGCTAAGTTGGCTCAGGCAGAGCAGGCATCACAACCTACTGAAGAGCAGCAGCAGATGCAACAAGCTGTACAGCAGGCACAGATGGCCTTCCAGCAGTCACAGACAGCAGCACTTAACGGTCAGGCACAGGAGTCTAGTGCTAGAGCGCAGAAGATTTCTACGGAAACTCAGTTGCTTCCTGATGAGCTTGAGATTGATAAGATTAAAGCTGCTACTACCAATCTGAAGGCAGGTACTGCTGACGATAAAGAGTTTGAGCGTAGGCTGAAGATTGCAGACATAGCTTTGAAAGAGAAGGATATAGACTTAAAAGAGAAAACACTAAAAACTCAAGGTAAGCAACAAGAGCAGAGTGCTCAAGCAGAGCAGCAGCTTCTTAACAGACTATCTTAATGATTAATCCTGATCTAAAGTTAGCAGCAATCTATGACTCCTTAGAGTCTAAGATCAATGCTGTAACAAAGCAGATTGGCCCTAAAGGAGACACAGGCGCTCAAGGGCCACAGGGGGCACAGGGGCCACAAGGAGTCCCCGGTAAGGACGGTGTTCCCGGTAGGGACGGTAGGGACGGCAAGGACGGTACAGACGGTAAGGAAGGTAAAGCTGGCCCTAAAGGTTTAGGCATATCCTCCGTAGAGCTAGACATAGATGGTCATTTAGTATGTACCATGACGGACGGCTCTACTATTGATGCAGGATCACTGGACGAGCTAGGCGCAGCTAGTGGAACTAAAGGTAGTTCAGTTGTCTACTCTAGTGGTGGAGGACGAGGAGAACAAGGCGAGACAGGGCCACAGGGTGCTACTGGAGCCACGGGCGCTCAGGGAATCCAAGGAATCCAAGGAGCCACAGGCTCTCAAGGGCCAGCAGGAAACGACGGTGCCGCTGGCGCTACAGGCGCTCAAGGGCCGCAGGGCGCTACGGGCGCTACGGGCGCTGCTGGACAAGATGGTAATGACGGTGCTACTGGCGCTGCAGGTGCTACGGGCGCTACAGGCGCTCAAGGGCCGCAGGGCGCTACGGGCGCTGCTGGACAAGATGGAAATGATGGTGCTGCAGGCGCTACTGGCTCACAGGGCGCTACTGGCCCCCAAGGTGCTGCTGGCCCCCAAGGTGCTGCTGGACAAGACGGAAATGACGGTGCCACAGGAGCCACAGGCGCTCAAGGGCCACAAGGAATCCAAGGAGCCACAGGAGCCACAGGAGCCACAGGAGCCACAGGCGCACAAGGGCCAGCAGGTCAAGATGGTGCTGACGGTGCTGGTGCAGCTACTGAAGTATCAGTTTTTGGTAGAACATTAGTTAGCCGTATAACAGCAGTATTTAACAGAGCAGGATCATCATTAGTTAGTGGTTCGTCTTTACTCAGTATTACAGCTAGATCAGGACAACTTACATTAAATGCGTCAGGAACATTCTTTATTGTTACTGGTAGAACACAAAACTACACTATAGGATTTTAACATGGCTAATAGATTTCCTCTGATCGTTGACAGTTCAGGGACGGCTGCAATAAAAGAACTGGCATCAGGAGATAATCTTGACCTAACTGGCAATGGCATTGTCGGCGCTGGTACAGTTGCCCTGACAAATTTAACTGTTGGTGGTGCTCAAGGCTCTGATGGACAAGTACTGACTAGCACAGGCTCTGGTGTGCAGTGGGAGAACGCTGCCGCTGGGGGTCTTTCTGATATTGTTTCAGACACCTCCCCGCAGCTAGGCGGCAATTTAGATGTTAACGGTCAGGACATTGTTACAACAAGCAACGGTGCTATTGACCTAGACCCAAACGGCTCTGGTGTTGTCACGTTCAAGGGCAATGCTACTAGAGGTGCGGGGCAGTTCAAGCTCAACTGTGAGAACAACTCTCACGGCATCACGATAAAAGGGCCACCCCACAGTGCGTCTGCCAGCTATACGCTGACGCTGCCCAATACGGACGGTAACGCTGACCAAGTCTTAAAGACCAACGGGTCTGGTGTGCTGGATTGGGTCGATTCCGGTGGAGGTGGTGGTGGAGTTTGGAATGTGATTTCAAGCCAAACAATCTCATCATCAGTGTCGAGCGTAACCTTCACTGGTGTCACAGGTTACAAGGTTTACAAATTGATTATGACTGACATAAACCAATCAACAACCGGCACAGCGGATCAAATCCAATTGTCATCAGACAACGGCTCCAACTTTGCAACTTTTAACATTTCATCTATCGCGCTGAAATATAACTCAGGATCTACATCTCTCGCATTCAGCAACGACTTTTACCAAGGCAACAAGTTGCCTTTGATGTACAGCTTCAACGAATTTAATAATAACGAAAAGCATCACGTCGAAGTAACTATTTTTGGGTTGAACGATTCGTCTTACACTTACACCCACAGCCGTCTTCTGTCGAGCTGGGGCTGGAATGTAAACGACATTGGCGTTAACGAAACGTATGCGAGGACGCATGGCAGTGGCGGTTTAGCGTCTTTTAACGCATTCAAAGTTGAGACTATGGCGGGAGGAACCTATGACGGCGGCACTTTCACCCTCTACGGCCTAGCGAACTCATAGGAGAAAAATATGAGCACTGGTGTTTTTAAATTAGTAGATGGCGAAACCATCGAACTGACAGAAGAAGAAAACAATCAACGCATTGCAGATGGCGAAGCAGCACAAGCTGAGTACGAGGCTGGCGCATGGTTGCGTGGCAGATTGGAAGGCTACGGCGATTGGGCTGACCAGCTTGACGAGATGTTCCACGACTTTGACGCATGGAAGGCTCGCATTCAAGCAGTTAAAGACGCAAACCCTAAACCTGAGTAGTAAGAGGATAATCTATGGTTGTAACACGTACAGAGCTAACTCAAATAGTAGATCAAGTTAACAAGAAGTTTGAAGAACTAGAAGCTAAGATTAAAGAGTTAGAGGCAAAG